AAAAGTTTTGAAAAATAATAAAAATTTTTCTTCAATATTTTCAAATTTGTTATTCAAATAATTTTTATTTTCTAAATTATTAGTTAAATTAAATAAATTTAATTTTATTACTTTATTATGATTTAATTTAATTGACTTATATTCTTTAATTATTGGAGTCATTACAAAACCATATATGTTATAATTTATAAATAATATAAAAAAAATTTGTACTAATTTTGTTCTAAACATAATATAAAAAAAATTTATAATATAATTATCATTTTTTAATTAGAATAAGCTAAACCACCCATTCCAGATAATATTCTAAGGACATTATAATTAATTGCAAATATATTTATTAAACCTGTTTTTTCAGTTGCAATTTGTAAATGAGAACTATCTATTCTAGACATATTTAAACTTCCAGATGGTTGGTGTTCTTCAGGTTTTAATGCAAAAGAATATAAATTAATACCTTTTTTATAATCACCTGGAGTAATTTCATGATGTTGATAAGGTTGTACAATAGAGAAATATTCTCCTTCTCTTTCACTAAATCTTTCATTTCCATTTAATTGTAATTTTACTGATTTTACAGGATTTTCACAATTATAATTAAGAGGGTCATGATTTTCATCGATTGAATCGTAATGATTATATTCATTGTATTCATTATTAGAATAATTATTCCAATATGGTTTACTCGCGGAGTCACTAAATCTATAATTTGTTTCACTAGATACAGTTCCCGAAGGAACAGGATCTGGTTTTACAACCCATACAATTTCTTTACAAGGATGATTGAAATTTAATTTAATACTTTTTAAAGATGTTTGACCACCTGATGTAACACCTGATGTTATTTTTTGAGAACCAGTAAATTGTAATTGTTCAATTAAATATTCATGAGATAATTGTGCAAATCTTCTTCTTTCATCAGTGTCTAAGAAAATATAATCAACCCATAATTCAGAATCTTCTAATTCAATTTTTTTTGACAAATTAGACGCATGTGAGTTATCTTGTTCCGCTCTAACATCATTATCATATGAATAGTTTCCTTTAGTTGTATCAATCATATCACTCAATTGAGCATATTCAATATTAATTTTAACTTCGTGATATTGTAATGCAATTAATGGTAAAGCCAATCCTACATTTCTGCAAAACCAAAATTCTAAAGGAACATATATAGTGTATGATTTGCCATCAGGAGGTAATAATATTGAACTATTGCGTTTATTACCACCAACCATTTTATCATAACCATCTTTTTTGCCAAGAGGCATACTTAATTCATTCCATATATACATCCATTCAGAATAATGTTTATCTACACGCTGACCACCAATTTCTAATTCAATATTTTTTAATAATCTTAATCCAAAATATGGTACTAAAGCACACGAATTGCTTGAATGATTATTTGTTATTTTTCCCTTATAATATATTCTATTTATTAAATCACCATTTCTAGTTATTAAAACACTTACTCTAGAACCAATACTAGAAGTTCCATTAAAAGTTTGTTCAATAGATTCTATAGCAAAATTAGTATGACGTCTATATACAACTTTGAAAAATGTAATTTGAGGATTACCAGTTAGATAAACATCTTGAGCACCATACGCTACTAATTGTAATATACCACCCGCCATATTATATCTTTATACTATAATAGGAGAAAAAAAATAGTCTTATATGAATTTCAATAATTTAATTACTATATGCAATACCACCCATACCAGATAATATTCTTAATACATTATAATTTATTGCATATATTGCAAAAACACTATTGTTATTATATTTTGCTGAATCGTAATCAAGAGAAATGAAAGATGTATCTATGCGAGACATGTTTAATGTACCAGAAGGTTGATGTTCTTCCGGTTTTAATGCGAATGAATATACATTTATACCTGTATTATTTGGTATATTTTCATGATGTTGAAATGGTTGTATCATATTAAAATACATTCCATCTCTTTGTGTAAATCTATCATTACCATTTAATAATAATTTTGCAGCATTAACAGGATTTGTTGTTTTACTATTTGGTCCTAATAATTTTTTAATATTTTCATAATCATCTACATCTAATACATTTATTACATTTTCATCATTAGTATAATTAAACCAATTTTCATTCGGTCTTTCAGTTCTATTACTTATTATAGTCCATATTAATTCTTTAACAGGATGATTGAAATTTAGTCTTACTTTATTACTTAATGATTCAAATCCAGTAAATTGTAATTGTTCTATTAAATATTCATGTGATGTTTGTGCAAATTTTCTTCTTTCATCAGTATCTAAATATACATAATCCACCCATAAAGATGCTGCTAATTCCATAGTACTTGGTAATAAACTTCCATCACCATTTGTACATTTTTTAGCATCTTCAAATTGTATATTAATTTTAACTTCATGATATTGTAAAGCAATTAAAGGTAGTGCTAAGCCAACATTTCTACAAAACCAAAATTCTAAAGGTACATATAATGTATCTAATAATAATTCATTTGTAGAGGATAGAGTTTCAACTATCAAACCAGTTACTATTATCGAATTAACAACATCTGATGTAGTATCTTTTAATTCAGTATCACTTGCATTTAAATCAAAAACAGATAAATCTAATAAAGTAAAATCATTACTAGTATCTCCAGTTTTATATCCTGCACCATTTTTATGAATTGTAACAACACTATCACTACCGGTTAGAACTTCGACTTTTAATTGAAGACCGAAACCACTTCCACCTTTTACTAATGGATAGTATATTCCTGGCTTTACTGTTGAAAATTGAACTACACTGAGAGTAGGATTTCCTTTCATTATAGAAGCACCTTTGCTTCCTGAACCACCAACCATTTTGAAATAACCTTCTTTTTTTGATACTGGTAATGATAATTCATTCCAGATATACATCCAATCTGAATGATGTTTGTCCATTTTTTGACCACCAATTTCGACTTCAGCATGTTTTATAACCCTTAAACCAAAATACGGGCATAAATTATTTGCAGATGATTTTATAACTAAATAAGTTCTAGATATTAAATCACCATTTCTAGCAATAGTACTAGTTACTCTACTGCCATATCCAACAGTACCATTAAAAGTTTGTTGTATAGATTCTAAAGCAAAGTTTGTATGTCTTCTATAAACTACTTTAAAGAATGTTATTTGTGGATTACCGGTTAGATAAACATCTTGAGCACCATAAGCAACTAATTGTAATAAACCACCGCCCATATATTATATGTATCTTATATTATAATAATAGAAAAAAAAATAGAAAAAATATCTAGTTGGAGTAAGCAATACCACCCATACCAGATAATATTCTTAATACGTTGTAATTTACAGCGAATATAGATACTTGACAACTTGTCAAGCTAGTAGCAGCATATTGTAAGTCTAATACAGCAGTATCTATACGAGACATATTCAAACTTCCAGATGGTTGATGTTCTTCTGGTTTTAATGCAAAAGAATATACATTGATACCTGCATTATTTGGTACATTTTCGTGATGTTGGTAAGGTTGAACTAAATTGAAATATCTACCATCTCTAGCATAGAATCGGTCATTGCCATTTAATATTAATTTACCTAGAGTTACACCATTCAAGGAATCACTCGATGGACCTAACATATTAGAAATGGTAGAATACTTATAACCATCATTGCTATTGGCGGTAACTACAGTCTGGTTTTTTGTATAGTTGAACCAATTATTGTTAGCAGTTGCGGTTGTTGTATTTGTGTCATGTACAACCCATACCAATTCTTTAACAGGATGATTGAAATTTAATTTGATTTTGTTAGAAGCAGATTCACGACCAGTATATTGTAATTGTTCAATTAAATATTCATGAGAAGATTGAGCGAATTTTCTTCTTTCATCAGTATCTAAATAGATATAATCTACCCATAAAGAAGCGGTTAAAGAACCACCTTCACTAACGGTACTACCTGTATTTAAAACATTTAAAACTTCTTCAAATTGAATATTTACTTTAACTTCATGATATTGTAAACCAATTAAAGGTAAAGCTAAACCAATATTTCTACAGAACCAGAATTCTAATGGTACATATAATGATTTATCTTTCAAATCACCACCCGAACCACCTATCATTTCAAAATAACCTTCTTTTTTACCAATAGGCATACTTAATTCATTCCAGATATACATCCAATCAGAATAATGTTTATCTATTCTTTGACCACCAATTTCGACTTCAGCATGTTTTATAGCTCTTAAACCAAAATAGGGACATAATTTAGTTACATTGCCACCAACCCCTAACACCAAATAAGCTCTAGATATTAAATCACCATTTCTAGAAATAGTAGCAGTTACTCTACTGCCATAAGCAACAGAACCATTGAAAGTTTGTTGTATAGATTCTAAAGCGAAGTTAGTATGTCTTCTGTAAACAACTTTGAAGAAGGTAATTTGAGGATTACCAGTTAAATAAACATCTTGCGCGCCATAAGCAACTAATTGTAATAGACCGCCTCCCATAATTAATATTATCTAATTTAATATGAGAAAAAAAATTTGAAATAAATTTAGTTAGAATAAGCTATACCTCCCATTCCAGACAATATTCTTAATACATTATAATTTACAGCAAATATAGATACTTGTTTTTCAGAAGAAGAATTCTCAACTTTATAACCTTCTGCATATTGCAAATCTAATACAGCAGTATCTATTCTAGACATATTTAAACTTCCAGATGGTTGATGTTCTTCGGGTTTTAATGCAAAAGAATATACATTGATACCAGCATTATTTGGTACATTTTCATGATGTTGGTATGGTTGAACTATATTGAAATATCTTCCGTCTCTAGAATAAAATCTGTCATTACCATTTAATATTAATTTAGCTTGTTTTATAGGATTTGATTCTGGTCCAGGACCCATTTTTGTAATATAGTCAGAATATGGAAAATCATACACTGCTGATGACCCATCAGTTGATGCCTTTGTATTAATGGCGCTTCTAACAAGAGAACTTGTCGTAATAACATTTGTTGTATAATTAAACCAATCTTCATTAACTAAAGTACTATCGTGAACAACCCATATTAATTCTTTAACAGGGTGATTAAAATTTAATTTAATTTTATTAGTAGCAGATTCTCTACCGGTTTATTGTAATTGTTCAATTAAATATTCGTGAGAAGATTGAGCAAATTTTCTTCTTTCATCAGTATCTAAATAGATATAATCAACCCACAATGAAGCAGATAAATTAGATGCGACATCAGAACCAGTGATACCATATTTTTGAACCAAGTTAGCATCTTCGAATTGAATATTAATTTTAACTTCGTGATATTGTAAACCTATTAATGGTAAAGCTAAACCAATATTTCTACAGAACCAAAATTCTAATGGTACATATAATGATAAATTAGCTAATTCATCACCACCTTTGCCACCAACCATATTATAATAACCTTCTTTTTTTCCAACAGGCATACTTAATTCATTCCAGATATACATCCAATCAGCATAATGTTTATCTATTCTTTGACCACCTATTTCTACTTCAGCATGTTTTATAACTTTTAAACCGAAATATGGTACTAATTTTTTATCAGTTGTTTTGATAACCAAATAAGTTCTAGATATTAAATCACCATTTCTAGAAATAGTAGCAGTTACTCTACTACCATAAGCAACAGAACCATTGAAAGTTTGTTGTATAGATTCTAAAGCGAAGTTAGTATGTCTTCTATAAACAACTTTGAAGAAGGTAATTTGAGGATTACCAGTTAAATAAACATCTTGGGCACCGTAAGCAACTAATTGTAATAAACCACCACCCATTATAATTTATCTTTATACTTATAAATAAGAAAAAAAATATATATAATATTTATTTTTC